CCGTCGCCGTCGCCGAGTCCGAACCAGCGCCCGCGGGTGGCCACGACGTAGTCGACGTGCTTTCGCCAGGATGGCCAGTCGGTCACGAGGATCACCTCCGATATTGAGTTCACGTTGTAAAAGGGGCGGAGCTGGGCGGGCTCCGCGGGGGTTTTATGCCCAGGGGTCGGCGTAGAGCGTCGAGTAGCTGACGGTCACGCCGGTTGGCACGCGGTAGGTAGCGCTGCCGCCGGGTGGCACGCCCTCGGGGAATGCTCCGGGTAGTCGGAGGTCTCGAGGGTCGAGGCTGACGGATACCGGTTTGCCGGTTGATGGCCACGGGAACTTCGCCTCGGAGGGGACGGTCACGGTGCCGCCGGTGCCGATGCCGGACAGTCGCGGGTAGATGATCTCGTCGCCGAGGTTTTCCACCCGCACTGCTCCTGTGCCGGTTTTCGGCGCGGTGCGGAAGAGCCCGTCTCGATTGAACAGCGTGGCCGTGACCGTGGTGTCGGTGCGTGTGCGCATATCCACCGGGGTGCCCGGCAGCGGCCGCGCCAGCCACACATCGAGGTACAGCGGTGCGGCCGGGTGATCGGTGACCAGTTCAAGGACGGCCGCTTTGGGGCGCTGGACGCGGTCGGGCGCCCACACTTTGAGCCCCTGGCGGAAGTCCTTGTAGACCTGCTCCATCTCCTCGCCGGTGTCGGCGTGAAGATAGAACTGGATGTCCTGCTCAATCACGCCCCACCGGGTGCGGCCGGCAAGTGCGCCGGCGCGTGAGGGCACCACCTGATCGGAGCGGGTGGCCTGGCCGACCAGAGTCTCCCAGGCGGCCTCCGGGGCGAGGACCGCTGACTCAGATTCGGTCCCGGTCAGCAGATACTTCTGCCCCTTGACCGTGGTGAGGGTGACTTCGAGCATTAGAGTCGCTCCCTTCTGCGGTTGACCACCTCGGAGGACGAGCGGATGTTGTAGCGGACGTTCGAGCCTGCTGTGAGCTGGTCAAGCAGCTGGTCGATCTGATCTGCCGTATACATCTGCTCCCCATCGAGGTAGATGGTTTCTTCCTTGGCGATGCGCTCGTGGAGGTTGCCGGTGTTGTACTGCTCATCGAATTGCCAGCGCACGCCGAGTGATTCGGCGGCCTGGCGGTTCGCCCGGGCCTCGTTGAGGTACTCGCCGCGCAGCTCCTCATTGCCGTCAGCCCACGCCTCCGCGGAGGAGTCCAGGCCCTTGACGGTGTAGTCCAGGGCCTTGATGGTCTCCTCTAGCGGTGTGGTGGCCTCAAAGAGGTCGATTTCCGCGAGGAAGTCCTCGACCTGGCGGTTGTTCTCGATGAGCTTGTCCTGCGCGTCCCAGATGGGCTTGAGCGAGTCGTGCCGCATCATGGCGGACTCCGCCTCGACCAGCTGCGGCATGAAAGACCGCGCCACATTGAGCGCGTCGCCGCCGTGGCGCTGGACGTACGCCATCTGCTTAAGCATCCGGTCGTAGTCCACGCCATCGAGCGAGAGCCCGGACTCGGCAAGCACCGCGTCGATGGACTCCTGGATAGCGGCACGCTGGGCGAGCTGGCCGCGATACTCGTTGGCATGCTTGCCCTGAGCACCTAGACCTACTCCCCAGCGGCCCTTCCAGTTGTCCTCGATACCCATCTGTACTTCCGCCATCTGGGCGAACAACTTGGACAGCTGGGCGCCGGCGGTGGCCTCCACCAGATCCACGCCCGCGACCTTGGCCGACATCTTGATCAGACGCTCCTGCGCCGTGAGCAAATCGGCTTGATTGCGCGCGTTCTGGCGGGTGGCCGCGGCAAGCGCGGACTCAGCCTTGATCTGGTTCACCCTGGCTTCCAGCTCAGCCTTCGCAGCCTGAGCGCGGGCCGACTCATAGCGGTACAGCTCAGAGATAGCCTGATCCGACCACTCCTCCATCACGCCCCGAGCGACGAGCGCCTCGAACGCCATGTAGGTATCCCAGTCCTCATGCAGCCCCATGAGCTTGAGCTGCGCGATAGCGGCGCCGCGCTTGATCTCCTTGTCCAGGCCCAAGCGGGCCTTGGCCACCTCGATTTCCGAGGCGGCCTGCTGGGTCAGACGATCATGCGTAGCAATGCGCAGGGCGTATTCGGCCTCGCGCTGCTCGTTGACGCCGCGAACAAGCTGCTGCTGCAGCGTGGTCACCTGGACTTGCCACCCGTGGACCAGCTCGGCCCACTTGGCGACCTCGCCCATGCCGGCGGCAAGTGCCTTCTTCGCGTCGACGTAGGACTGGCGGATCCGGTCGATCTGCTCCTTAATCCATTTGCCCACCTTGACGGCGAGCTCCGCGATTTCCAGCACCATGGCCACCTGCGCTTGCCCAGCGGCGCTGGCTGCCATCTTGACCACTCCGAGTGCCTTTGTCCGCTCGTTCTCCGCAGCGGTGACGGCTTCGGATGCCTTGAGCAGCTCGTCGGCGTTCTTAGCGCCGGACTTTTTGAGCTCCTCGGCGGCATCCTCGCGGACCCGAGACAGGTTCCGCTCAGCGTCGGCAATCTTCTTCGCCTTCGCCGCTCCATCCTTATCGGACTTCGAGCGCGGCGCTTCCTTGGCTTCGCGAAGCTTGCGCTCGGCGTCCTCGATCTTGCGCTGCGTCTTGACGGACGCCTCCGGGTCGGCGCCGGACTCGGCCAGCATCTCCGCGTACTGCTTGCGAGCAGACGCGAGGTTTTCCTCGGCCTGCTGCACCGCGTTCGCGGCATCGACCTGCTGCACCGCGGCATCTTCCATCCCCTCGAAGCTCTTGACGACGCCGCCGAGGGTCGAGTTGATCTTCGTGATGCCAGCGAGCTGGCCTACCTGGTCGGCCAGGCCGAGCGCTTCCGAGCCGCGCATCGACGACAGGTAGGCACGCACGTTGGAGCCGTCCTGCATGTCGCGGATCTGATCGCCAATGAAGGCAAGCTTCGTGACGATCTTCTCCGCGGCCTCGTCGCCCACGGCCCGGGCGAGCTCACCGTATCCGAAATCGCCGCCGCGGAACGCAACGGCCATCTCCTCGCCTACCACGCGGTAGTCGATAGATGCCGCCTTCTCGATGGCCGCGGCTGTCGCCGGCGCGTGGCGCGCGATCACATCGAGCGACTGCGCCACACCGGGCATATACCGCATGCCCTCGAACAAGGTGGCAGATTCCTTCTTCGGGAACACGACTTCGGGGTCATCCAGGTTGACGGCAATGCCGCCCTTCGGGATGATGCCGCCCTTGTCGTACACGCGGGCGCGCTTGAGGTACTCGCGCAGCGTCTCGTCGCGGTGGCGCTCCGTCTCCCACTTGGTGGCCAGCTGGGCCGCAGTGCCGTAATCCACATTCGGCAGGTTGATGGCCTTAGCGACCGTGGCCGCTTCACCCGGCGCGCCCTGGGTGATGTTGAGCGGCAAGTTGGCGTCGCCCATTTGCATGGCTGCAGTAGCGGCACCGCCGCCGGCGCCGACCTCGTTGGGGTATAGCTCCTTTCCTGTGACTCGTGGCGAAGCGGCGAAGTACGCATGGACGTGGTCCATGTGGTTCTGGGTTGGGGACCCGCGGTCTGCCATGGGCTGCGGGGCGCCCTTCTTGTACCACATGGCTTGCTGCCAGATTGCGTACTCCATCTTGAACTTGTCGTTGTGGTCGAACAACCAGTTCAGGATGCGGTCGCCGAGTGCCTTGTCGGTGTAGGTCATGACATCGAGCGCGCGGCCGGACGGGTGGTCCGGGTAGGGGTCGTTTGCTCGGTAGCCGCCGATTGACTGGACTTCGGGGAACTGTAGGGCGATTGCTCGCCCGGCGCGCACCGCGTTGACGGTGAGCATGTTCTCCGACCACTTCATCGGCGGTAGGTTGGCCGGCCCCTGGGCGGTTTGGCCACCGCTGCCGCCTCCGGTGGAATCGAGCGACTTGGTTGGCGGGTTCTTGATGGCCCAGTGCACGTGGTGGTGGTGAGGGCCGGCCTGTCCGAGCGTGTAGAACTGGCCGAATGCGCCGACGTTTTTTCCGTTTTTGATGTTTCCGGTCCAGCCTGGCGCGTCGTAGATCAGCTCCAAGGATTCCGGGTAGACCCGTGCGATGTCGCGCGCGAGCGCGAGCTGTTGCGGGGTGTTGCCGGTGCCGTTGGAGAAGTCCACCGCCAGGCCGGCGCCGTGGTTGTTCGCTTCACCCGGGCGCAGATCAGTGATCAAGCCCCAGTTCGGGTATTTGGCGAACACGATCCGCTTCATCGCGTCGATCACGCCGCCGCTGGCGTAGCCCGGGAGGTCGCCGTTGGGCTGGGCGTGGCCACCGGAGCGGCCGTCGCTAATCACCTGCCACGCGATCTGGGCGCCGGAGTTGATGGCGCGCAAAAGTGGCAGGTTCTTCGCCGTATCGTCGCGGTTGACGATGAATTCCTCGGGCTCGATGCGCGCAATGGGGATCCCAGCCCGGTTGAACCCCAGGATGGGGTCGCGCACGGAACGTGGAATGCCGGGGATTCGCGGCAACAGCCCACTACCCGGCTCGGACGGTAGATAACCACCGTGAGCGTAGGCGGGCAGCTGTCCACCGCCGGAAAAGCCGATCATGCCGCCGATAGACGAGGGCATGATCGAGGTGATGGCGTCGCCGATTCTGCCGGTCATCGACAGAATGCCGTTGACAAGCCCCTGGATGATGTTCTTTCCGGCGTTGACAAGCCATTCCCCTGCGTTAGAGAAGATGTCGCCAATCTGCCGCGGGATCCTGCGCAGGGTGCGCACCATCTCCTGCATCTTGGCCACGACTCCGGCCACAGCGCGCGCGGCGGTCTCCTTGAAGTTGTCCATGGTCTTACCCATGGCGGAGATCAGCCCCAGGAAAGCGTCCTTGGCCACGGTAATCGGCCCCATGACGATGGTGCGGAGGTGCTCACCCATCGCCTGGAAGCGGTTGCCGATGTTCGCGAAGTTGCCCGTGAGGATGTCGGCGGTCAGGCCTGCGCCCTCACGGAGGATGCCGAATACTGGCGCGATCATGTTGTCCCACACGGAGCGCAGCACGTCGCCGACAAGCTGGAAGCCGATCTTGATCTGCTCAAACACACCCTGCAGGACGGTCCACATGACCTGCGCGGCGGCCTGGATGGATACCCACACCGCCTCGATCACCGTGGAGCCGACAGCAGCGATCCCGTCAGAAAGGATCTGCCACCCCTGGAGGAAGAAATCGAAGATCGGGCTGACGATGTCCCACATCTCCCGCGCCTTGTCCGCGATGCGCTGCCATGCGTCTGCCACCGCCGCGGCCAATAGGTCGGTGGAGAGCTGGAAGAGCTCCCAGGCGGGCGCAATCCAGGTGTCGTAAAACTGTCCGACGCCGGTGGAGAATTCGGCCCACTTGTCCCCCATCCACTGGAAGGCAGCAACCACCGCGTCCTTTACGACGAGTGCGGCTTCGCGGACGCCGAACAGGAAATCCACGAACCCGGACGATTCATCGTCCAGGCCGAACAGCTTTCCTTCACCGGTGAAGTCCCCCTTGAACAGGATGTTGAAAACCTCTGACACGGAGTCCTTCACACCACCGAGGAAGCCGGTGAACTGGCCCCACTTCTCCCCCATCCAGTCGATTCCGGCACCAAGCTTTTCAGTAACCCGCTGCCAAGCGTCAGCCATGAACTCGGTGAAGTCGCCCCAGAGCTTCTTCCCGATCTCGGTCTGGGTGAAGAACCACGTCAGCGCCCCGGCTGCGGCGGTGATCGCAGCGATCCAGGGATTGATCTTGATGCCGCCAAGTAGCTTCGACACATTCTTGAGCCCCTTGCCGGCGCTCATAATGTCGGATAGCTCCTTGAGGTTTCGAGTGACTGCGCCGAGGGTGGCCAGGCCGACAACCGCGCCAGCGAACGTGGCCACCGCACCTGCGGCAGCGATGAACAGGCGCGGGTGGTCCGCGACCACGCCCGCCACATCTGCGAACTTATCCATCAGCTCGGCCATGATCGGCAGCAGCCGCGTACCGATGGCTTCCTTAGCGTCATTCATCTTCGCGGTGGCCACCTGCTGCTTATGGGCTGCGGTGTCAGTCTCGCGAGCGAACTGTCCCTGCGCGTCGGCGGTCTGCTCCATGAGCAGCGCCAGCATCGTCTGCGCCTCAGCCTGCTTGAGCGCTTCGCCCTCAAGCTTGTCCAGCCCGTCGGCGGCCATACGCGCATTGACATCAGCTTTCTTGATCGAGACACCGTAGCGCTCAATCGGGTTAGCTTCGCCGCGCAGCAGCGACCCGATGGCCTCCATTGCGTCCTTCGTCGGACCACCGAACGTGGCGGCCAGGTCAGCGCCGAGCGTCACCAGCTCCTGGGTCTGCCCGGATACCTCCTCCATGGGCATACCCATGTTCTTAAGCATCGCGCCCGTCGTGGAGGACAGCTCGCGGTACTCACGGCCGGACAGACCTACAGCAGTGGAAGCTTCCTTGGACTTCGAGATGATCGACTCGGCGTGCTTGCCGAAGATTGATTCGACGGCACCGTAGGACTGCTCCGCTTCGGACGCGTAGTCCGCTGCGCCTTTACCCATAGCGCCGATGGCGCCCAAGGCCACGCCAGCGTGCACCTTGTACTTCTCCGCGACCTCCATGGCCTTGCCGCCCATGTTCTTGGCGGCGTCACCGAGCTCGCGCATCTTCTCCCCGGCGCGACCCATAACTGAGGGGGACTTCTCCACCTCGCTGTTCAGCTCGCGCTGAGCTTGCTCTGCCCGGTCGAGGGTTTGCTCAAGGTCCTTGAGCTGAGCGGCATGCGCCTGCTCGGCTTTCTCGACGCGTTCCTCGGCACCTGCCAGTTTGAGGTTCTCGTCGGTGAGTTTCGCTTTCGCCCGTTCGACTCGTGCCAGCTCCGCATCGGTGTTCTTGCCTTTGGCGGCCGCGGCTTGGTACTTCTCCTCCGCGGCTGCGAGTTCAAGGGTGGCGGCGTTGACGCGGTTTTGTTGTGCCTCGCGCTGCTTCATCGCGGTGTCGTACTCACGGTCGAGCTGCTTCAGCTTGCGCGACGACGCGGCTGCCTGGCGATCAAGGCTGTCAGCCATGTCCTTGGCAGACTGGTTTACCGACTTAGCGGCTTTGCGTCCGGCTTCCTCGGCTGGCTTCACCAGCGATTTCGAGAGCTTGGCGTTAATGCCCTCGAATACGGGCACGACGGGGACTTGCACCCAGCCTAGAGCGTTGGCCATGGTCAAACCTCCTCTGACAGTGGTGATTAGCCGGACAAGCCACGAGCGCGCATGCGCGCGATCTTGGCGTCGTCTTCGGCTTTCTGGCGGCGGATTTCGCGCGACACCAGGAATGGGTGGGGGTCGCCCGGCGCGCTTGCGAGCTGGGCGAGAATGGTGGCTTCCTTCGTGAGCGGGTCGAGGTCTGACACCTCGGACCAGAAGAGCGAAGCGTGCTCGTGCCAAAGCCCCGAGACGAGGCAGACGACCCGGCGAGTCGTGATTTCTCCGCGTGGCCACCCGGAGAGGTCGACGTTGTAGAAACGCTGCAGGTCGGCTTCGACTAGGTCGGTGTGGCGCAGGATGTAGACGAGGCGGCCGAAGCCGTACTCTCCTAGTCCTGCGGCGAGGGCCCACTGCTCACACAGTGTGGCGACATCTTGCGGCTTAGCCCTAGCGATCTGCCAGTTGACCATGCCGCGAGGGGTGAGCAGCGGGAAGATCGCGTGATCGCCTGAGGCCAGCAAAGCGACGGTGTCGGCGCCGAGGCTCATTGGTTCAGCGACGGCTTCTACTTTGACTTGACGGCCGGAGGCGAGCGGGACAGTAAACGTGATGTTTTTGCGCCCCGCTGCTTCGGTAAAGATCGGCGGGACGGTCACGGTTTACTCCGGTGTGACGTTGCCAGTTGCCTCGCCGTATGCGATGGAAATGGTCTCGAAGTCGGGGGTCTTCGCGCCCGCGGCACGGAGTTTAAACCTCGATGCCCACGTCAGCACGCCGAACAGGAATACGGCGGTGTTTCCAAGCTGGGCGTGCTCGAGGAGTTCGAGGTCCCAGTCTTCCATGTTTTTCAAAGCGGACAGCGTGACTTCGTTGCCGTTTGCCAGCGTGACGTCAAAGTGGATGAGCTCGGGGCCAGAGACTTGTTCTTCGCCCGTACTCTTCGTCTCGTCCACCTTGGCGACATCGGTGCTGTTCTTTGGCTTGTCTTTCTCAGACATGGCGGTTCCTCCTATTGCGGCGGTTCCGTGGTGTACGTGTAGGGGCGCTCGCTCTCTCGGAACCGCCGAGTAGAGAGCGAGCGCCGGGTGCTGACGGCGGGACTCGAACCCGCACCCAACCTGTCTTCCAAGCGTGTCGCAGATTTTGAAAGCTCTTCCTTTGAGCTACGCCAGCACGCAGGGTGCGTCACCCCTAGCGCTTTAACGACGTTGGTTCGGCCTAGCCGGTAGTGCCGGAGGTGGAGGTGCTGCCGGCAGGCTTGACGGAGGTGGTGTCCTCGTCCTGGGTGGTGGTCTTGCCGGTGTCCGGGTCCTTGAACTCGATCAGCTCGACGCCGTCCTCGGTGTCGGTGTCCTCGACCGGGACGAAGGCCTTCATGCCGTCGGCGGATGCCTTCGGGACGAATGCCTTGCCGTCGTTGACGAGCTTGTCGAGGTTCGCAATGTCCTTGAAGATCTTCTCCTTGATCTGGGTCACGGAACCGTCCTTTCCGATCTTGTAGTAGCGCTCCTCGAACATGACCTCGTCGGAGCCGTTGTTGTAGTCGATTTTCACGGGGCGTCCTGCCGGATCAGTTGCGCGGTTGCGTTCCGCGGCGGTGAGCTGAGCCTTCTCGCGGGACACCTGGATGTGCGTGATGCCCGAGGTGTACTTGTGCACGGTGGCGGTGAACGCCTTGGCGACCTGCGAGGTGTGCTTGCGGTACAGCGTGCCGCCCTGCACAACGGTGTCCGGCCACTCGATCTTGTCCAGTACTGGGGAACCCTGGATCAGGTTGACGGTTCTGTTGACGTCAGCAGCGCGGTAGGAGGTCGCGGTCTGGCCACCCGTGAGGTTGACCTTGTTGGACTCGACGTTGCGCGTCATGTCGTGGGAGCCGTCGGCAGGCTCGAGACCGCCAGAGTGCCATCCAGGGCCGAAAATTCCGGTCTTTCGGTCGATGGCGGGATCATCGTCAAAGAAGAAAAGGACCTCGCGGTCCTCCAGGGTGCGGACGTCCAAGCCCGCGGCGCGATTCTTAGGCATTATTAATGCTCCTTCGTGATTGGCCACAGCTGTACGACGCTGTGGAGACGTAGCCGCCCCGCAAGCTGTCCGGCCCGACAATCGGGCGGGTAGAGCGGGTGCGGATAATTGCTAGGCCCAGCCCTCCAACGGGGCTGAACAGGTAGTCCGCGATGGCCCGCCCGAGGTTGCGGGCGAGGTCTCGCGTGGGGGCGTGGACGGTGACGCGCACCAGATCGCGGTCGTGGGCCGTATCACCGCCCTGCGGCGCACCGTCAGCGACAACGACGGCCGCGCCTTTATCGGCGTTCCACTTCTCCGGCAGCGAGTCCCGGTAGAGCGGTAGTTCGTCCGGCAGTGCTTGCCGGAGGTCTCTGTAAAGCTTCTCCACCGGATCCGGGGAAAAGAGGATGTCCGCTATCGGATTCTGCATGCCCTCCCCCTACGATCTGATCCGGTAGCCGGAGGCGGAAATCGACTTTGTGACAAAGCCGGTAGTCGCCTCGTGGGCTGCCGCATACGGGTGATTGACGAAGATCCAGGTTGTCGGGCGCCCATCGGCCATCTCGAAGTCGCGGACCTCGAAGACCTTCTCGACGTCTTCCATTGTCGGGGTGTCGGCCCCTTCTGGCCACGCCGCCTGCATCTTCTTGACGATGGACGCGGCAGCCGCCTGCACCCGCGCCTCAACCTCTGGGGACTTCATGAACTCCCGAAAAGCCGCAGGGTCGCGGTGGTGCACCGCCCTAGACGTGGTCATGCGCATCACCCCTGACAACGGTGAACATCACCCGCGGCCGGTGCCGGCTGAATACCGGCCGGCGACCAGCCGAGTAGTCAAACGGCGTGAACTCGACCCGGTAGACGTGGCCACGGATCTGCACGAGCTGCCCCTCCTCAACGATGGAACCGGGCGGGGCGAGCACCTGCAGCTTCGACAAGTCGCCCTGGACGAATCCGTCACCGCTGACAACCTGGTCACCTGCAGGCGAGACCACGCAGTTCGGCAGCTCGCGGACAACCTTCCAGCCGAGGACGGCCCCGAACTCGTTGCGCACGGGGCTGTCACCCAGCACCTTGACGGTTTCTCCTTGCTCCAAGAGCATGAGCACCTCCTACTCGTGCGGTCCCCACTGGGAGCGCGGGTAGTAGTACGACGGCCTGTCGGCGAACACATCCAGGCCGAGCAGTCGGCGCTGCTCGTCGGTGAGAAAGACGCCGTCGAAGCTGACCTTCGGCGGGTCCTGGTAGGTGATGGAGTCGCTGGCGGGGCCCGTCGTGGACGAGAGGGACTTCACCCCGACGTGTGGCCCCACGATGATCGCGGCGGCAACCATCTGCCGGATCACACGCGCCGCCGTGCGCGCGCGGTGCGGCACGGTCATCTCGGCGTCGAAGTCCCGGCGCGCGAGGGCAAACTCGTCACGGATGAGGAACTCGGCGTCCTCGATGAGCGTGGCCACGCGCACCAGGTCTCCGGGGCTTAGCGGCTTGACGGTTTCCGGTAGACGCTTGGTGATGTCTTCCGGGGTGACAAGGAGGTGTGGCTGCATGGCGTTGTCCTCCTTTTCTGTGCGCTATGCGAAGAGCTGGCGCAGCTCGTCACGCTTCTTTTCGCGAGCGACGTCTGCCGGCATGCCGGCGGCGATCGCGTACTCCTGCCACAGCTCGGTGGTGGCCGACTGCGCCGGCATCGCCATTTCGATTTCGTCTGCCGGCAGCAGCGTGAAGGTGTCCTGGTAGGTCTCGGTCTGGGGCGGTAGCTCCTCCTCGACCTGCTTCTCCGCGACGGCCTCCGTGGTCTTGGGGGTGGTGTCCTCGGAGGCATCCTTCTGGTCTGCGACGGTGACCTTGCGCTTGGTCGGCTCCGCTGCGCCTGTCTTGATCAGACGTGCAGCGTCGGCGTCGGAGGCATCGACGATGTCGCCTGCGCGGCGCTCGTAGCGGTTGCCGTCGACGTGCTGCGGCCAAATCTTGGCGAGGATCTTGATGCGAGGCATTAGGCGGTCACCCCCGTGATCCAGCACGCCGAGAACGGCTCGTCGATGCCGACGAAGCGGATCTGGGAGATGCGGGACGAGAACGTCTCGGTGTCGCCGCCCCACTCGTCATCACCGCGCAGCGGCGTGGCTTCGAGGCGGCGCGGATCCTTGAAGAAGCCCGGCGCGCCCTTCTGCAGGACCAGGACGCGGTCCTTGGTGAGGAAGCGGACGCCGAGGGCGGCCATGCCCATGAGAGTCTTGGGCAGCTTGCCGGTGTAGCGGATGTTCTCCGGGTTGGTGCCGTCCTTGTCGAAGATCGCGTTGTACTTGTCGTTGGCCACCAGGGTCGGCGTGATGGACTTGTTCATCACGATCATGTCCGGGTCCCAGGACTCTTCGATGTTCTCGTCGTAGACGGCGTTGCCGGAGGAGACGGTTTCCATCGCAAGCGCGATGTCGTAGCGCGGGTCGGAGCCCTGCTGGTTCCACGGCACGCCGGCGGCGATCTCGGGGATAGGGGCGGCGAGGAAAGCGTCCCAGAGCTGCTTCTCGTTGTAGCGCTTGAAGGTGTTGGTGGCGCGGGTGATGGTCTTGTTGACGTGCTGGATCTGGTTGAAGTCCTTCACCTCGCGGGAGAAGAGCATGCGGTAGCCGACCTTGTTTGCGCGGCCGAGGATCTTGTCGCCATGGGAGGGGGCGACGGTGGGGAACTCGGCGTACTCCGCGATGACCTCCGGGTCGGAGTCCATGTAGCGGTTCGCGTTCTGGGTGAACTCAAACTCCATGGTTTTGGCGGTGCCGCCGTCGGTGAGGATGTCCTCGGCGGGGAACTCGTTGCGCAGTCGGTCGATGGCTCGGGTGGGGATGATCTCCGGGCGGGCCATGAGGTCGGAGACGCGGACGTCGCGGCGCCCGTCGTCGATGGAAATAAGCTTGTTAGCCATTGGTGGTGCTCCTTAGCAGTAGAGACGGACGCTGACGGTCGTGTCGTTGAGGGTCTCGATCACGCGGCCGACGATCTGCGCCTGCGGGGCGGCGTCGTCGGCCTTGGTGACCTTGCCGTCGGCTGCGGCAACGACGAGGTCGCCCGGGGCGACGTCGCCGTCTGCTTCGACGGGGACGTGTGCCGGGGCCATGGCCACGGACGCGTGGTTGGGGGTGCCGGTGTACTTTTCGCCCTTCGGCTCTGCGTCGATCAGGGCGACGCCGAGGACCTTGGCGGAACCGGCTGCGGCCGGCTTGATGGTGCGGTCGGTGCTACCGGCCTCTACGACCTGGCCGCCGGTGACGGCTTCCTCGGCTTCGAAGGTGATGGGGCCGGTGTAGAACTTTGCGAGTACGGCAGACATTGGGGCCTCCTAGGAAATCCAGTTCTTGTAGACGTCCGTTTCGCGGACGTCTTCGGGTTCGTTGTTGTCGTCGGTGTGGCCGTGGCCAACTTCGGCGCCGGCCACGGTGACGATGGGAGACATCGCGGCGATGGTCTCCTCGGTGAGCAGCCCGGCGCGCATCTGCTCGAGTGCGGCATTGCGGGCGGACGGCATGAACTTGCCGGCGGCGATTGCGTCTTCGACGATGCGGTGGCGCTTGTCGTCCTGCAGCTCGGCGAGCTGCTTTTGCATGGTGTCGAAGGAGGAGGCAGAGACGAGGTTGAAGCCGCGCTTCTTGGCGGCGGCGACGATGGTCTCGTCGGCGAGGTCTGCGTTCTCCTTGTTGGCCTTGGTCTCTTCGGTGGTGCTGTCGGCGGCGAGCTTTTCCACGGCGGTGACGATGTCGGCTGCGGTGGCGTCGTCGCCAAGGCCAAGGGCTGCGGTGAGCTTGGCCGCCTGGTCTTCGGTGAACTCCATGGGGTCCTTTCCTTCGTCGGTGGTGGTGTCGCCCGGGGCTGCCGGTGTTTCAGGCTCGCCCAGGGCGGCGGATTCGTCGCGCGACGCCCAGACAGCGTCGGGCGTGCGGGCGGAGGCCTCGACGTATTCGCGTTTGACGTCTTTGGCCTCGCCCCAGGTGATGGATTCGTCTTCGGCGACGGTGAAGGGGATCTTCTTGAGTTCGCCGGTTTCGTCGTCCATGGCAATGACCTCGGAGGGAGCGAGGAACATCTCCTCGATCCACCAGAAGGTGTCCTTGCCGGGGCCTTGCTCGTAGAAGTCGCGGCGGATGTCCTCGACGGAGGCGGCCGCGGCGACGGTTGCTTCAGGCATGGTCCTGATTCCTTTCTCCGGGCCGCCTGGCCCGGTCGAAGCTTCGACTTGGTAGAGGGCGGCGACGTCGCGCAGGGTCGCGAGCGTGCCGACTGCAGGTGGGGTGACTCCGAGGAGAGCCAGTCCGGTCAGCGCGAACGGGTGGACGGTGCCGGCCTGGTCGCGGTAGTTGAACTGCCCCTCGATGGAGCGCCGCGGGTAGGCCGACGGCATGATGTCCGCCAGCCACCCGGGCACGCCGCACAAGTCGCCCACGAGGGTCGAGCCGTCCTGGGAGAGCCGGAGGTTGTCGACGAAGCCGACGGCCGGTTCGCCCGAGAAGCGCGGGTCATCGTGGCCGAGCTTGATTACTGGGCGTGCGACGGAGGGGGACTGCGCGGCGCGCACGGCGGCCGCGAGGTCCTCGGTGGTGAACGTGCAGGTGCCGGTGGCTAGTGGCCACTCCCCTGTCTTGAGCAGTTCCACATCGGGCACCTTGCGAAGTACGGGTCTATCCGCCATCGTCCACCTCCTGCGGGGTTTGCCACCCTTCGGGCGGCGGGGTGTCCTTCACTGGTGCGCCGAGGTCGCGGCGTACCCATTCCTCAAGCGAGCGGTCCGGGCGGATGATGCCTGCGTCAGCGAGGGTGCGGATGGCGTTAGCCACCGCGTTGGTGTCAGTACGCAGGTCGTCGTAGACGATGCGCGGGATTGCTTCGTCCTCGCCGAAGTTCCAATCCACGAGGTCGGCCACGATGTGCTGGGTGGCAGTGTCAGCGACGATGTCTGCGGTTGCGGTGAGCGACTGCGTAAAAAGCTCTTCCAGCGGGCGGGCGAGTGCGTAGGAGCCGCCCTTGTTGAGGTTGAGGAAGTGCGTCAGCGCCACCTTGCCGATCTCGGCGTTGTGGTACTCGATGGCCTCGCGCGGGGCGAGCAGCTGGCCGGACACGCCAATCAGCTTGAGCGTCGCCCCGTTCGGAAGTGCGGCGCCGGAGTTCGATCCGGCGCGGTGCGACTGCGCGAGGCGTTTTCCTACTTCGATGTCTTTCTCCGTTGCCCCGGAGGGGGCTTCGTAGACGGGTACGCCCATGGAGTTGCGCTCGATGGCCTGCAGCTCGATCTTTTCGAGGAATTTCTTTGCTCGCCAGTGCGGGTAGGCGGGGCGGAAGAGCGAGCGGCCTGCCCAGTCGCCGCCCTCGCGGCGGTAGCTGTATGCCACCAGCCGGTTGACGGGGATACGGACGTTGCCGGTGAAGTCTCCCGGGCGGACGACGCGGAGGTCGTGCGGCGGGCGTTGTTCTATGGAGTCCAGGCCGCCGTCGCGGGCCACGTTGATCGCGGCGATTGTCTGTGGCATGCGCGGGGCGAGCTTGCGCAGGCCCCACTTGCCGTCAGCGGTGGGTTGGACTACCTGCTCGAAGAACATGTGGCCGTAGACGACCATGAGGAGCGCGGAGTGTAGATGCTCCGACCAGGTGAACCGCCCGGCGCGACGTGTGGTTCGCTTTTGGCCTTCGGCGCCGATGATGGGCAGGTCGAGTTGGTCGGAGATGAACTGGACGATCTCTTCGGGTGCGCCGTTGGGGTCGAGTCGCCAGCTGGTGCCCTCGATGGGGAGGGTGACGGCGTCGACGATGGCGGCGGTTTGGCCGGAGCCGTTGCGCATCTGGTCGTAGGTGGCGATTGACTCGGGCCATTGCAGCTCGCGCGCGAGTGCCGGATCCCAGGCGGCGTCTGCGTAAAAATCGAGTCCGCCGGGGTTGAGGTATCCGAGCTCGGTGGGCGCGGGCGGGGCTGGGGTGTTGGTGGCCATGGGCTATCCCTCCTCTCACCAGTTCAGGCTGGTTAGTTCGTCGGTCAGGTCGGGGGTGAACTCGTCGGGGTCATCGAGTTGCAGCGGGGCGGGTGGCGGCGCGGCAGGTTTGATGTCGAACGCGTCGAGTCCCCACATGGCGTTCGACATGGAGACCAGTGGGCTGATGTCGCCTTCGGACTTGCGTTTCGCCCAGGCGATGCCGCCGTCTCCGATCTCTCGGAGGCGGGCGACGGCCAGGGCGTCGGCGAGGCGTTCGTCACCGTCGTGTGTAAAAACGCCGTCGTCGACTTTCTGCAGGAATCCTTGGGTGGCCGCGGCAACCTTGGTTGCTGTCATTTCCTCCGGCTCGATGCCGGCATCGGTGAGTGGGCGGATCATCACCCCGGCGCCGGAGCGCGGATCGACGATCACGGCCAGGGGGTCGTTGCGCTCGACCACCTTCTCGATGAAGCCGACCATTTGGGCGACGGTGGCCGGGCCGGAGTACCCGATCTGGCCATGGATGCCGCGCGCAGTGCGCACCGCGACTGAGATAGTCCAGGTGCGGTTGGTGACATCGTTGGAAGCGTCGATGGCCAGGCACGACTTACCGGTGAGCTCCGGGGCCGGGTCTCGCAGGGTGTCGAAGTATTCGAGGTCGACCACGGTGTGTGATTCCTCGACGGCCTCTTCGAAGGAGAAGTAGTCGCCGATGCCGAGCGCCTCGACGTCGAAGTTCTTCTGGCCGCGCGGCGTTTTCATGTTGGCCATGAGGTTGCGGATCTTGCGCTCGTTCTTGGTCACGCCGTAGCTCGGGTTGCCGAGCGCCCACGTTTTCGGGTCTTCGCGGTCGCTGCCTTCCGGCACGCGGAACTCGGCCAGGAACATGGTCGGGTCGTCGCGGCGAAGTGCGGCAGCGCGAAGCGAGGACAGCTGGACTCCGTTGGGGTGCTCTTCCTGGTTGACCGCCGAGGACACATAGATCACCTGCGGGTCCTTGGCCGCGTCCTGGGTGGGGTTGAGCGACGCCACCGAGGAGTCGGTGATGTCGAACGCCTCGTCGTAGATCAGCGTGTCCACCTCGTTCAAGCCACGGCCTGCCTTAGCGGAGCGGGTGCGGAAGATGACCTTGCCGGTCTTCGGCTCGCCCTTGGAGTCGAGGTTCGGGCGGGCCGGGTTGTTCGGCCCGGCGAGCACGACGCGGGCCTCGCCCTGGGAGTTGAGCTTCTTGGCCACCCGCGCGTCGAGCCACGGGCGGGCTTCGATCATCTCGATCAGACGCTCGGCCACCGGCTGGGCGGACTTCCACTCGTGAGCGGTGTAGACCACCGTCTCATCCAGGACGAAGATCCGATAGAGGATCAGCGCGACGATGGCCTCGGACTTGCCGTTCTGCCGCGGGACGATGACCACGCAGGTCATGTGGACCCACGTGCCGGCGGGCGTCTTCGCCGAGATGCCGCGGATGAGACCGCACTGCCACGGCATCTGATTCGACCCGGCGCGCTTGGCCAGCGTGACAACCTCGTCGCCCTGGCGGGTATCGCCAGGGGTCATGACCAGGTTCTCTGGCTCTTGCCTACCCGTCAGAGTAGGCCAGCTCGCCAAGTCCTTCGAGTCCGTCAACGTCGGCGCCGCTGAACACATCCGGCCACCTCCTCTTGATGTCCCCGATCAGCTGCCGGTAAACGGTGGTGAGCTGGCGGGCTTCGAGCAGCGCGCCGTCGATTCGCAGGACGAGAGTCTCGCCAGAGGTTTTGACGATGCGCGCCCAATCCTCCTCGTCGCCGGAGATGATCTTCTGCAGCCGGTCCAGCCGGTCGCGGAGCCTGCCTGCCTCCTCGCACAGGGAGAGGTCGGCAAAGTCCATCCCCGGCTGGACGAGGGCTTCGTACACGGCCTTGCCTGGCCCGAGCAGGCCGCGGGCTAGGCCCAGGCTGCCCGGCGCGG